GTTCTGCCACAGATTCATTAGGGGCTTCTATCTCATAATCCTCATAAGTATCTAAACTAATTTTTACTTTATATCTAGGCATAACGATCCTCCATACAAAAGGAACTCATAGTTTCCCAATCTTGTTTAGTAGATCCACTGATTATAAACTCTCTTTCTTCAGCAGATATATTAGGCATAGCTATTTGAATAAGTGTACCTTGTTCCCAATCTCTATACTGACTAGCACTAATATCTATATCCATTACATTTATTCTACCTGTTATAGGTGATGATCTATATATCTTCATCCATTAGCTCCTCTAATTCTAATTCTCTACCGCAAACATTACAATGAAAAGTTTTATATTCCATCCGTACTTTTTGATCACCATAATCTACAAGATCAAAATGATCCTCCATATAAAAACCATTATCTTTATTACAGCAGCTATCCATAGTTATGCTCCATAATTTATTAAAGGCTGTTGTCCCCATTGACTAGCCATAGCATCCGCAATACCTTGAAAGGTAGTGGATCTAATCTTCCAACGATCTTTACTAGGGGAGAGATAGTGTAAACGCATACGCTCTTTACGAGGCAATGCATCGTGTTTATCTTTACAATTATAGGTATCTTTAAGGGGTGGTAGATTATGTAACCATAATCCTGTTTTCTTAGATTCGGGATGACCGAACTGATAGGGTTGTACATATTGAGTAGGTTTAAACGGTAACACTCCTACTGGATTCTCCATACAAACGTAAGGTGCTTTAGATCTAGCATAAGTCCATAGCTTAGTAGTCCAACTTATAGCTTCATGTCTTTCAGCATTCTTTGGCATATTCTTACCATACCAAGCATTACCGCTAACAGCTAAAGCAGTACAAGGTGGGTGCATAATTATAAGATCCCAATGTGTTGAAGCATCTATAGCATCAAAGCAATCACCTTGAAAATGATAAGAGCTACCATCATCAGCAGGTAGTAAATCATTTGATAAAGCATAGTGACCTCTAAGCCTAAAAGCTTCTCTAACCACACCACTATATTCACAAGCAACTAATACATTCATAAGTAATCTCCTAAAATCTACTACTATATTTATCTACAAGTAACTCCGTCAAATAGATTCTTTGCGCTTCCATCCAATTACATTTAGTATCAAACTCAATTAATTCTTTTAATACATTTGCATCAGACATCTCCCAAACTTCTTCAGCGATTCTTTCACCTATAGTTTCATTAACATCATCGGGTGTCATATTACTTCTCCTATTAAGTAATTATAATGTGCTTTACTTACTTCTTCTCCTGACTTAAACT